ACGAAGGCCAACTTCCACCGCCTCGCGGTGCTTGTCGCCGATGACGCCGACCCTACGGTGGTCGAGGGCCAGGTGTCGTATGTCCTCGAGACATCCCCCGGCAACCATCAGATCGGCATACTACTCGACGCCGATGACCCGGCCTGCCACCAGCTTGGAACCATCGACCTTGTGATGCAGGCGATGGCGAAGGCCAAGCTCATCAAGGCCGACTCAAGCGGCAACAACGCCGTCCGCTATGTCCGTCTTCCTCAAGGCAAGAACACCAAGCGGCGGGAGAGCGGGGAGTGGACGGTCGGCGTCAAGGTCTGGAACCCCGGCGTGTGCTACAGCCTGGAAGACGCCTGCTCGGCGTTTGGCCTCGACTTGGCCGAGATCCTCAAAAGCCGTGCATCGGATGTTCCGAAAACCCCTACGGGTAACGGCAGCGACTACGCCACCCTCATCGCGGCACTCGCGGCAGATGCCGACCACGAACGGGCCTATCACGACCCGCTGCTGAAACTTTCGGCCAAGTTCATTTCTACAGGTATGCACGCCGGGGCTGCGGTGGAAACCCTCCGCGGACTCATGCAGGCGGTACGGCCGTCGAAGGCTGCGGAACTCGAGCGTTGGCAGTCCCGGTACGACCGCATCCCGCACATGGTGAACGGGGCGGAGAAGAAGTACCGCAAGCCCGTCGAGATTGCCTTGCCGGGTACCGAGGAGGAACGCAAGTCCCTGCTCCTCACCCTGCCGCAACTCGGCAACGCCACGAAGAATGTCAAGTGGCTCGTCAAGCAGCTCGTCCCCGCTGATGCCTGCGGCATGCTGTTCGGTGCCTCTGGCACCTTCAAGTCGTTCATCGCGTTGGATATGGCCCTGCATATCGCTCATGCCATGCGGTGGTGCGACAAGCGGACGGACGGCGGTGGCGTGGTCTATGTCGCCGCCGAGGGCGGGGCAGGCATCTACCGCCGTGTCCGGGCGTGGCACCAGCACCATGCGTTATCGGAACCCGATAACTTCCATGTCTGCGTGACCCCGCTCCTCTTGGCCGAGGAAGATCAAGTGTCAACCCTTCGGGAGGCGATAGCGACACTCCCCCAACGCCCGTCTCTCGTCGTGGTTGACACCCTTTCCCAGACCTTCACGGGGGATGAGAACTCATCTACCGACATCGCCACTTATCTCAGGCTGCTCAATACGCACCTGCGGGCAGCGTTCGGCTGCACCGTGCTTGTGATCCATCACACGGGGCATGCGGCGAGCGAGAGGCCGAGAGGCTCGAGTGCAATCACGGCTAACCTTGACTTCTTGCTTGGTTGCTTTCGGCCTAGCCCGGACACTCTCGTCGCACAGGTCGAGGTTATCAAACAGAAGGACGGGGATAAACTCCCCGCCCAGCATTTCGAACTGCACCGCGAAGTCCTCGAGAAAGACGAGGACGGCGAGGAGGTGTCAAGCCTCACCGCCTCCTGGCACGATGCCGTCAAGGCTTGCAAGGAGTCGGCCTTGGGAAAGGTCGGCATCTACGCCGAGGCCATCTACGAGTATCTGGATGAGGTCCGCCATGAGGATGACCTCAAGAAGCTCGTCCGCAAGCTCTGCGAGGAGAACGGCGTGAAGGCCGAGTCCGTGACCCGTACCTACCGCCGTGCGATGGAAAGCCTCACCGAGCGTCGGGTCATCAAGCAGACGGGAATGCGTCAGTGGCGTCGAATCTGATGGTCGAGACGATCTGATAGACGGCGTTGCTGATTAGGTCCACCTTCGTCTCGTCCTCGTTCAACTCCTCGAGGCCAGAGTAGTCCAGCACGCAATGCGTGATTTCGTGGTACAGCGTGTGGTCGAAGTGTGACTTCGGCATCTTCTTGATGCGTGGCGACATCAAGATGACCTTCTTGTCAGGGACATACATCGCCCAGGCAGACGCCGGAACCCGCCCGTAGCGGATCTCGATGCGGTGGCCCATGATCTCAAACGACCCGATCATTCATCACCTCCATTAACCGAATAAATCTATGTTCTGGTAAGAGTCGATGACGCTCGGATTCCAGCGGTGCGAGCTGGCATGCCGCTCAATCCGCTCCATCAACAGAACGGCCCGACTGTACCTTCCTGCCATCGCGTATGGCCCCCTCCAAGCGGCGTCAATTCCGCTATTTCGGGCAACATAACAACTGTCAGCAGAGGCAAGCGGCAGCTTGCTGAATACGCCTGGGTCGAGCATGCGGAGGCCATGCAGCTTGGACTTAGGCATGCCGTCAGAGTCGCAGATGACCGCCATCGCCTCTGTCATGCGTGTCCACCACTTTGCATCGCCTACAGCGGAAAACTGGCCGGAAGATCCAAGTGCAATCCTCGGGTACTCAAGCAATCTCTCAAGCCGATCCAGCGATTCGTGCATATGCCACACGGGAACCGAACAGTGCTTCGGCAACGGCCATTCCGCCATAAGCGAGTCGTTGTCCGACTCGCTGCCGTCGATGACATCCGGGATGACGCACCAGTCAACGCAAGGATGCTTGACCCAAGCAGACGCCCACTCGACATAGCCGCCAAAGTCGTATTGCTTTTTCTGTCGCCATGCCGAAAAAGCACCGTTATCCAAAACAACCGACTGACATATTTCGGCGGCTATCTGCATCTGATCGGGCCGCTCAAAACTGACCATGCAGTGTTTTGCTGTGAACGACTTAATCATGTCGCCGTTCGGCGTAAATGGCGTTCCGTGGTAGTGAATCATGGGATACCTATCAATTTGTGAGTCTGCAAGGACAACTGAAACCCATACTTCTTACACGCCTCAACGCAAAGTTTTGTCGCTCTGCTGCCGTTGCTGACGGGCTGCAAATAGACGGGAGTGAACTGCCCGATATGCGGGATGACATCGGACAAAAGCCTTTCGATGTCTGCTTGGCTTGCGACAACCTGCTTTATTTCTGTCGCAGCCCAAAGAGCTTGCTTGGACAAGGGCTTGAAAAACTTCGGGCTTACGGTGATCCAGCCCGGCCCGTAAACATCAAAGCAACCGCTTGTCTCAATTTGAACGGCTCTGCCCTCTTGATATAGAGACTTGAGCAACCGTTTGATGTCTTGCTCAAACGGTTCACCGCCGGTCACGACAACGTGGCGGGCGGCGTATGGGATTCCCTTGATAATATCCGCCAAGGCGGTTTTCTGTTGCGATGATGGCCATGTGTGCTTGGAATCGCACCATGAACAGCCGACAGAACACCCCTGCAGTCGAATGAACCAAGCCGGTGTTCCAGTCCAACGGCCCTCGCCTTGGATGCTGAAAAACTGCTCTGCAATGGCAAACTCAGACGATCCCTCGACGTCTTTCAAGAAGTCATAATTTAGCACTGGCCTTATGTATTGGTAGTGCATGGTTAAGCCTCGCCATTGGCAGGCGTCTCCACCGGCGGCTTCTTCGGCTTACGCATCCTTGCAATTCGGGAGTAATACTCCGAATCTCCACGCCTCTTGGCCTCTCCCTTGACGCTGCCACCCTTGCGGGCCATCGCACGCAGGTACTCTCGCACGGACTCGTCCATCACCAGACCTCCACGCCGCCACGGCAGCAAGCCCAATTCGGCCGGGGCAACCGCCGCCAGTCGGTACGACGCCTGGCACGGATGTACCGCCAGCTTCGGATGATTGATTCGATCATAAAAAATGCTCCTGTAGCGTTAATCGCTACGCGTTATCCAAGCAAATCCTCGATACGCTGCAGCTCACGCTGCACCGCTTCAAACGCCATGCCCCGCCCCATCGGCACCAAGCGGTCAGGCTGCAACAAGTCCTCCGAACGCATGAACCCGGCACATCTATACGCCGGGAACTTGCCGATCATCAGCACATAGAAGGCCACCTCGCCGGACTTCTTCCATGAGGCCACCAGCAAGCTGCCGTCCTCCCGCCTTGTCGCCTTCACATCGACGCCACCTTTGCCCGTCCAAGCATCCACCGGCTTCTTGCCGGGGGTCAGGTCGGGGTAGATGTTCGCCAACTTGCAGAAGGCAAGCTCCGCGGCAAAGCCCTCGAGGTCGACATCCTCGCTCGAGGCCGTGGATCGCTTCATGTCGATGAGGCCCGCCTCGCGGCTCGACGCCTGCCGCTCCTCGGCAAGCATCCTCGCCACCCGCTGCTCCATCGCGGAGAGTTCAATCAGCATTGAGAAGGTGGGCAATGCCCGCAAATGCCAGCAGGATGAAGAACGAGACGATGGCGGCTTCCACGAACACGCGGATCACCTTGTCCCAGGCGTCAGGGTTCATACATCCTCCCGCCGCAGGGCGGCTTCAATGCGTCGAGCAAACAAGATTTTGGCTGACTCAAGCGGCATTGAGCGGTCAATCGTCGCAGCGATCTGCTTAATCTGTTCATCAGTCAGAGACCTATCCAACGCCTCCCGCAGCCGCTCGTTGTCGGCGGTCAGCCGCTCAATCTCGGCGTGTTGGCGAAGCAGTGCGTCGGCAGAGTTTGGCAACGCCGCAAAGGAACTTCCGGAGGCAACAAGCCGATATTGTTCGCAGCCAAGCATCTGCCCGCCGATGCCGCCGTAATCCCTCTTGGCTCCGTTCAAAGCCTCCAGTTCCTCCGCCAACCTCAACGCCTCGGGCTTCTCGCTCATGTCTTGTCCTCCTTCATCGCCGCGTCTATGGCGGCGGCTGCATCATCGCCAGTTAGCAACTGCAACCCGGCCATGTCATCTTCCCAGTCGATCCAAACCCCCGCCGCCTTGCCGCTCTTGCCGAACACTTCCTTGGGGTCACGGTTCCGCAGATAGCGATACCGCTCGGCATCCCGCCGCAGGGCTTCGGCATCGCCCACCCGCTCCCATCCGCAGTCCTTCAAGACTTCGGCCTCGGCCTCGCCGGCGAGGACGCGGCTGTACGCTGTTTCGAGCCAATGGTCGCCGAGGACATAGCCGAAGTGTGCGGAGGGCGGGGGGGTGTAGGGACAATGCGCCAACGCCACAGGCTCCGGCTCCGGGCACGGCGCGGCGAGGGCGGTGCGGAGAGCGGTAATGGATTGTTGCTTCTTTAGAAAGCCACCGTAATCCAACGCCTCTAACGCCAACTCCACCACCTCGCGGGGCAGCGTGATGTTGACGCTCATTTCATGTCCCTCCCGATTTCTGCCGCAGCACGGACGATGGCTCGGCGGGTGGCGGCGAGGGGGTCGGGGCCGTGCGGCGCGTCAACATCAAACTCCTCGGTCGTCGCGTAAACCATTCCGCGATATTGCAAGTCCAAGTTAATCCGCAACTTCACCGCCAACCGCAGCGCATCGCCGTCGTCGGTGAGGGGGTTCCAAAGCGTGTGCCGGTGCCATAAACCGGACGATGACCATTCGCCTTCAATCCCCGCCGCCTTCGCTGC